TTTTTGAGTTATTAGCTGATGCTATAACCCACCATAAACTTGAATCACCGTAGAATTGTCTAGCTAAAGTATCATATCTATCTCCTCCGGTTGTAATAACGTAAATATCATCTTCAGTTTCAGGTATAGTAGGATATATAGAATTAGTTCTATACTTGCTACCATCCTCTGAGGTTAATTCTTTAATATCTCTATATCTATCAGCCATTATTCATCTAATGTTGACTCAGCACCATTTACTTTTGTTATTATGGCCTGTTCATTATTTGCTTTATAAGCAAACCCTCCATTAACGTATTTAGTAGGTTGCCCATTTACTGCTACTACTTTATTTGTAGCTTTATCTATAGTATAAGTACCGCCTGAGGAGTAAAAATTATAAGTTTCTCCTGAAGGTTCTTCTTGTGGTTCTTGTTCTTCTGACGGTGGAAATGTTTTTCTACCTATGTATACTTCATCATTAAGATTAATATCTGATTTAACGTTAAAGTCGTGTATTGGTTTAAAGTTTACACTTATACTTAATATATGAGGTAATTTTTGAGTTCCCAACCTCTCTACATCAGTTTCCCATGGATAAGTTATTTCCCAATCAGCATTTACACTAGATATGTATCCAGTTACGTTATCTAAATAGTCACCTACTTTTAATCTTACTAATGTACCTCTCATAAAAAATCCATCTGAATTATAAGTAGGGGCTGTAGTTCCTGCAAGTAAGTTTAACTTTTTATAAAGTGGTGTTAATTCTTTTCGTGATAGTGCAGCTAATTTAAAGTTAAAACTTATATTTCTATCGAATCCTTGGTATGTATAAAATTCTTCAGCTCTGCCTATGTACTTAGTTCCACTCCAGTTTCCACTAAATTCATCAGAAAATCCATCTAAAAATGCTCTGAATTGAAAAAATGTCCCAGTAGGATCTTCGTCTCCTGATGAACCTTGTAATCTAGTAAAATGAAAAGGAATTAAATCTGCTATTCCAAACTCATCTTTAGTAGCCTGTTCAATAGCATCAGAAGCGTTTACTAAATCAGGTCCTGAATTTACTCTATTGCCTTGATCTCCTAATTTATATCTAGTTTGAATATATAAAGGAGATTCAGTATATGTTTTACCGTCTTCCAGTATATAAGGTAGTAATCCAGTTTTAGCATGTACTGTAGTTTTATCTTTCAATTTACCTTCACCACCTTCAATAGGAAATTCTCTAACTTGTTGATCTTGTGATGCTAAATTATCAAATAATAGTTTAACTTTTCTATTAGAGTCAGGATTTTCTTTTAAATCTCTCTGAACGAATTGAACGGTTTTATGACCTAATAAAGGATCCCCACTTCCTCTTTTTTTGAGATACGTTTTAGTATTATCTTCCTGCTCAGTAGCAGGTTCTTCAGATGGTGCTGGATCTAAAAACCTTGAAAAAGCATTAGATGGGGATGGAGGTGGAGGTGCTGTAGCAGGTCTATCTTCTCCTGGTAATCTTTGTTTAGAAGATTGTCCTTCCCATCCTTCTTCACCAGTATTATCTAAAAAAGTAATTTTATTTCCTCCCTTTACTATATTACTAGGATTACCTGATATCTCTAAATAATCATTTTTTTGATTTTGATTTATAGTACCAGCACCAGGAGGTAAAAAACTATTAAATTGATTTTCTTCAAACTTAATCGTTCCGTTAAACTCGTTCTTGCTAGTATCATCAAGTCCATTAGGAGATACTGGTTGATCGATAACGTACTCAGCATTTAATGGACCGTCTATAGGACCTACAGGAGTACCATTCTTAGCTGATTTAGCACCGTTTATTCCTCCTCCTATACCTTGATCGGCTAAAAATTGACCTAAACTAGTTTTTCTAGGAGCTCCAGATTGAAGATAACCTGAAGGGGCTAACCCTCTAATAAAGTGAGTACCTGTACCGTTGACTGGTATTTGAGCAAGTATAGATGCAGTTGTTGATAAATTATTAACAGCTGTACTTAATGCTTTTTTACCTGCTGCTTTAGCTAGACCTTTAAAGTTAAATCCACCGCCGGGTTTTTTAGCTGCTTTTTTTAAATCATTTATAGTATCTACTTGCTGTAAAAGAGCTTGATTAGCCTGAAATTTTAATCCAGGTTTACTTGTAAGGAGTTTTGCAAATCTTTCAACATCAGTTAATCTAACATTTATCTGATTATACTTAAATCCTTCTTTTTTGTCAATAAAAGAGTCTTTAGTGCCTGAATCACTATTCTTCAACGAACGGAGAGCGTCCATTGAGCCTTTATTAAACTCTCTTATTATACCCATTTATTTTAGAAAGATGCTCCTTCGGGTGCGTTTTCTCTGTAAGTTCCTCCTTCAGGCTTTTTGCCGTCTAGATCTAGTTCTGAATAAGGTCCTGATTGCTTAAAGTTAAGATTAGTAGCTTCTTCTTGATTAGTAGCTATAAATCCTTTAGTAACTTTACCAAAGCCAGGTGCTTCATCACCTATATTTCCTTGAGCGTGCATTTGAGAAGTATTCAGCGCAGCTGCTCTAGTTGCAGGCGGTACACCGGGAGTTTTCTGAGCACTTTGTCCAGAAGCTTTTGGATCTCCAGCTTCAAATTTTTCTAGTATTCCCATAATTGTATATATTAATTAATTTATTATAAATATCGTTGTTTTTATCCTTGTCTAGGATTTTCTTGAACCATTTGCATAGACATTTGATTACCGTTCATATATACTTTAGTAACTCTGTCTTGTTCTACAGCAGCTATCAAAGTATCTACTTTATTTAAAAGTTCTTGATTTTCGCTATCTCCGCCACCAGTTAAGTTACTAACCATTTCACCTAAAGCTCCTATTCCACTTGCTGCTATTCCTGCTACTGCAGCTTTAACCGTAAAGTCTGATAGATTTTCTAATTTTTCCGTTTCTAATTCTTTAAGAGCTGAGGCTAATGCTCCTACTCCTTGAGCCATTCTTTCGATACCCATTCCTGCCAATGCAAGACCTGGTCCTAATAATGCTAATGTTCCTAAAATAGCTATAGCAGGAACTGCTGCTAAAATAGAGAATCCTAATGCGGCTAATCCTGCTCCGAGAGAAATAAACGATACTCCTAGTTGTCCTATACCTTCATAATTTACATCGTTGAATAGTTGCATAGCTTTACCTAGCACGTATAATGCTCCTGCCATAACAACCATTGCAGCTGCTCCAGCTAAAATAGCTACTGCTCCTACTCCAGACATCATGATTGCTCCAATTGCACCTACTGCAAGTACTAATGCAGCTAATCCTACTATAGCTTTACCTACAGCTGACCAACTTACTTCCATAAATTCTTGAGTTGCTTTAGCAAATATAAATACTGCTCCTGCAGCGATTACCATTGCAGCTGCTCCAGCAAGTAATTTTTTAGCATCAATTTTTTGTATAGTATTAGTTAAACTGCTAGTTCCTTTAGCTCCTGTAGATGTATCTTTAGAAACTTTTTTACCAGCTTCGGTTAATTTTTTAGTAGGATCCTTAGCTCCAGTTGCACTATAACCTTCTTTGAGCATAGAACTGAATTTCTTAAATCCTTCTCTTAAATCTTTTATTCCTTTTTTAGGACTAGTAACCATCTTTAAAAGAGATTTTCCAGCACCTACGGCATTTTTACCTATGTCTACAACTCCTCTAGCTAAACTACCTATACCTTTACCAGCAGCGCCAATAGCATTTCCTATACCTCCAAATGCTTTAGCAGCAATAATTGCAGCAACAGTAATTTTACCGATTCCTCCTGGTAGACCAATCACAAATCCGACTATTTTACCTAAAACTCCTACTAGAGGTGCTATAGTATTTGCTAAAGTACCTACTATATCTAAAATAGGAGCAAATGCTTGAGCTAATTTACCCATTGCTGTTGCCATAGCATCTTGGGCTGACATTCTTTCATATTCTTCTCTAGTAAGACCTGTTGCATTTTTAAGTGCTTCATCAGACATATTATTTTCTAGACCTCTAAAATAAGCAGCTTTAGCCATTTGTTCGGTAGTAATACCCATTGACTTGGCTAAGGCTTGTTGCTGTATACGGTTCATTTTACCATATTCAGCTACATCTACTGAGTTTTGGAATATTTCATTACTTAAACCAGCTAAATCATTTGATAGAGCAAACTCTCTAGCTTTAGCCATATTAATTTGTTTGCCGGTAAGTAGCTGGGCTTCTAATTCTGCTTCAATAGAAGATTCAAAGTCCATTAATGAATCTGCGATACTATTTACATCGTCAAGATTCATACCTAATCTTTTAGCAGCTGTAGCTGCTTCTGCTATACCGTCAGGAAAAGCTAAAAACGATGCTTTAATATCAAAGGAAGCATCTCCTATATCTCGAAGTACTGCTTGACCACTTATCGCTGTTCTATTTACTTTATTAAAAGCATCTACTTGTTCAAATACGTTATCAGTAGTTTCTCCAACTGATCTTCCAGCTTCTTGAGCTATAATTGCAAGTTCACCGGCTTGACCGGCAGATAATCCTAATGTATTTGTAAGTTCAGCAGCTTCTCCTATTTGCTGAGAGGTAAATAAAGCAGCTACATTCCTTCCTGTCTTATCAGCAAGATCGGACATAAGTTCCATCTGCTGTACACTAGTAGCTAATGCATTATTTTGATTAACAAAATTTGAAGTATTAACTCCTATTTTTTGCTGTAAGTCAGCAGCTGCTTGATCAATCTTAAAAAATGCATCTAATATTGCTAGAGAGATAGTAGCAGGATCTCCTAATGCTCTTTTTAAACCACCAACTCCATCTTCAGTACCATTGATAAGAGTTTTAATACCCACCATCATGGTCTCTAATCTGTTTACCTCACCACCTGCTTGTTCAGTTTCAGCAGCTACTTTTCTCATAGCTTCAGCAGTATCTTCAACGGTTTGGTTAAATATACCTGATCTAAGACCAAGTCTCTGCATTATACCGCCTAAACCAGTTACTACTGCTCCGGTAACACCCATAGCTTGGGTAATTTTTCGCTGTGTATCTAATTCAGCTTCACGAATACCAACTAAATCGGTAGCTATACCAAATTGATTTTCTAGAGTAGATACTTTATCGGTAGCAGCATCTACACTTTGTTTCTCAGAATCATAGATACCTTCTACTTTTTTTAATTTTTCTTCAAGACTATCAACTATCTGCTTTTGTTTGTCGTTTTGTTTCTCTTGAAATTGAGCAGCTATTTTAGATCCCTCATTTTCAGATTCACCAAGCCTTTTAGCTTTATCTTGTCCTACATTTAACTCTCTTTGTGCTTTATTAAGGTCAGCAAGTATATCAGCTCTTTGTTTATCTATACCTGCAAGCATTTTTGCTTTTTTGAACTGTTCAGCTGCTAGTTCCCCTTGAGCTTTTTCAAGTTCAATCTGTATTTGTCTTTGAATCTCTCTATCTTTAGCTAGCTGTTTAGATACAGCTGCTTCTGCGCCTATTTCTGCAGTTACTTGAGATGCTGAGTCTTGAAGCTGTCTTGCTAAACTAACAAGTTTACGATTTTCTTCACCAATGCCTCTTCGCATTCCAACCTGCTCTTTGAGGTCTTCGGTAAGTTGTCTAGAAAATGAAGTTAAAGATTTAGCTTGATCAATGGAGTCTGATAGATAAGCATCAGATGCAGTAAGACCTTGACGTTCACGTTCAATACGCAGTCTCTCTTTTTCAATTGCTTGAGCTTCTTTTAACCGTTTTAATTCTTCTGGGGTCACAGGTATTTATTTTATTATAAATAGGAAAGGCCCTTAATTAGGGGCCTTAGCAGTATAATCTGCACCTTTGATAGCAGGTCCTTTAGGAACTTTACTTCCTAGTTTAGATTTGCCGCTTGCTTTTCGAGCAGCTTCGGCTTCTTTTTCATAATACTCGTTGAGTTTTTTAAAGGTAAAAGTACGTAACCAAACAGGCATGTTATAAACTGTTTCGTAATCATACCCTCCTTTACCGTGAAATACTATTTCGTGAATTTGGGAAAATAAATTTACTTTATACTCCAAAGTCAGGCCAAAGAAATGTTACTCCCAACGGGATGTCTACCCCCTCCTCTGGGCCATTTTCTGGATAGAACTTTAAATCTATATCTGGCTGTATTTCAGCTAAATGTTTTCTAAAAGCTCTAGAATCTCTGGCTAAAAATTGATTATCAACAAATTTTCTAATAAATGCAGTTTCAACATTACCATCTACTCCGGTAATTAAATACTTTAATCTAGTAGAAAGTTCTGGTGAAGCATCTTTATTTACTTTTTTTAATCCTTTTATTTCTTGATCTACTTTTTTCTCATCTCCGTGAGTAAGAAATTTAAAAGTTAATTCGTTTTTAGTAGTAGGTAAAGTAAACTTAAATTCATTTTTACCGTCTTTTACTAATTTTTCATCAAAAGGTTTATTTTCAATAGTTGTTAAGTCAATTTTTACTTTTTCACCTTGGTAAACAAATTCGTAGTCAGCTCCATAACCTAATATTCTTGCAGCTACTAATAATGCGTTTTTATCTCCAATTAATAATTCATTATAATTAATTTTTTTATCAACGATAAGTGCTTGGAGTAATTTATCAATAACTATACCTTTTTCGATAAAGTTTTGATTAGTTAAAATGTCTTCTTCTTTAGCTGTCATATACTTCATCTCTATAGTTCCGGATTTTAGAGGTGAATCTTCGGTATAAAGAAGGCCTTTAGAAGGTAAATCTACTACTTCTGTAGGAAAATTGTTTTCTGTACTCATAAATTTTATTATAAAACTAGTTCTTTTTAATAAATATACGAACTCAAAATTTATTAAACAACCTTAATTCATAAAAAAACCCGGTATAAAACCGGGTCTTAAATATATGTGGCAGATTTTAGTAGTTAAGTACGCAATAGTCCATATCTACTGTGATTGTTAATTCAGCAACCTCAGAATTAGCCCAATCAAAGTCTCCTTGTGCCATACTTGTAATGAATGCTCCTTTTATTACCCATTCAGATATCATATCTCCTACAGGTCCTAATACATTCAATGTTAAGTCTTTCTTATAGAAATCAGAGTAACCAGCTCTACCAGTTACTGATTCGTATGAAAGTCTCGCCCAGTCCATTACTTTTTGGGCTCCAGATGGAGTTACTGGGTCATACAATGTCATATCCATTGTTTGCCACTCTCTCTTCCCACGAATTTTTCTATAAGTGTTTATATGATCAAGTTTAATTGATTCATCTTCAAAAGAAGGAGCAGAAACTTGCTTGATCATAAATGCTGGAATAGCATCGATGAACATTATAAATCTGTTTTGTACCTTCGGTTCGAAGGCTCTAAACATTATCTCGGTTGCGTCTAATACTGCCATGTTATTTTTGCTTTATTATAAATATCTACTTTTAAAATTACGCCGTAAACGTTGCTCCAGTAGGTTCAATTGTAAAGTCAAGAACTATGAATTCAACTGTTTTAGCTGGTTGAATAAAGATCTGACCTATTAATTGATTACGATCAATAGTGTCGGCTGTATTGTTTGTGTCGTCCATTACCACTCTGAAAGCAAAAAGACCTTGTCTTTGAACTACTGATTCCAAGAATGGATTAACTTGTGATAAGAAATTATTACGAGTTACGTTAGTATTTTGTTCGAATACTAAAGTTCTTGATACATCGTTTACAAATTTCTTAAGATTAATTAACAATCTTCTAACATTTACTCTATCAAGTGCAGATTTTTTCTTCTGTAAGGTCTTTTGACCGAATACTGAAATACCTGCTCCTGGGAATGTAGCAATTGGGTTAACATTTGCATTATATAGAGTATCTCTTTGAGTTCTAGTTAATTTTCTTTCGGCTTGAATAACGTCTCCAATACCTCCTCTAGTTAAACCTGCAGGTGCGAACCAAGGTGCAGCAGCACTATCGGTAAATGCATATACTCCTGGGATAACTGTAGATGCTGGTATCCAAACGTTTTTGCCTGTAGCTGATTGAGTTTGAAGCCATGGCCAATATGCAGCAGCATACGATGTATTAACTGTTGCAGCTACAGTAGTTGTATTACTTACGGTAGCCCCATATTGTTCTAGGTCTAGAACTGCAATACAGTCCCCTCTAGTTTCAGCTAGTGATATAATTGAATCTAATTGAGTTTTATGAGTACCGAAATCGTATATTAATCCAGGTGCTGAAATAATATTAAATTCATACTCATCTTTGTTGCCTAATAATGAAATACTATCTGCGTAATTAGCACCTACTAGCCCTTGAGTATTAGTATTTGTAATTTCATCATTATATTTATCTCCTGCTTTTCCGTTTGCTCCTGTAGCTCCACTAAATGAACCAGATTGAGCTATCGGTAATGAGCCTGAAAATGAAATATTATTAGCATCACTACCTACAGTTAAGCCATCAGTACCTACATAATTAAGTGTAGGTAAATTAACTGCAGAAATTCTAACAAAGTTAGATTGGTTTACGAACTCTCCAGAAGTCTGAACGTATACATTACCGTCCCCGTCGGTAGTTTTTGTTCTTGTCTGATTACCTACAACTCTTTCTATATAGTTACTTGAGTTAGGGTCTAAAGATAGATCGTTAAAAGTTTCTATTACAATTTTATTCTTGGTATTATCGTCACCTCTACGTATTAATAGAGAAAATGTACCTGTAGCGTTTTGTACATTTGATATTTCATACCTTAAATTATCCGCTGAACCTGATTTTAATGAACCATCGGTATTATGTAAACCTTGGTCTCCTGAAGCTGTAGCGTTATTAAAGATAGCGCCTTTACCTAAAGTTTCAAGAGTAAAAGGATTAGTTAATGAACCTGTGATAGTTGAAATCGTTGAACTTGCTGCACCAGAAAATGAACCAGATACTACTCTAGTTACTATTACTGAGTTTCCTCCTTGAGTAAAATATGATTTTACAGCAAGAGAAGTAAGGTATTCTTGTTTTGTTGAACCAGATTCGAATGTTGTCCCGAAAAGACGCTGATATTGACCGTACGAGGTTACTAAGGTAGGATCTTCTACAGGACCTTTGACTGTTGGCCCTAAAATAGCAGCACCAGCTTGAACAGCTGCGGGGGCGATAAAAGAAATATCATTTTCTCTGGTTAATACACCTGGGGAGATTAATGTTTCTGCCATGTTTAGTTAATTAGATTGTTTTATACATTAATAAATATCTAAATATATACAAAAACCTAATTAGATATTTTTTTGGATTACTTATAAATATCAATAAAACTTTGTAACCTAACCTGCAGGGGTGAATATACCTGTAACTATATCTATATTTCCTCTACCGTACTTATTCTGTAGTGCTATAGAAACTTCAGATTTCTTTTTTTTCAATGCTTCATAATATTTAAGAGCATTATCTTTTCTTTTATCTAATTCTAGTTGAGATATATTAATATTACCAAATTCTTTTATTATTGTATTAGCATCTTTGTCTAATGCTTTCAATAGTGCTAGTTCTTCTTTTGTTAGACTTATATTTTGTTTCATAACTTAAACTTTTGTTGTTGGTTTAAAAATTGAATAAAGATCAGGAAAGGTTTTTTGAAAGTTTTGACTTCTGGATTCATCTAATAAATCATTAACTTTATAAAACTTTAAAAAGTCATCTTCAGTACCTTTATTAGTATTCATAAATTCTACTGTATTGAGAATTTGTTCTTTTATATTATATGCATCAGGCCATTCATCAGTACTTTTGCCTATATTATTGACATATTGTATTATTTTTTCAGTAATTTTACCTTTGTAGATATTAGGTATGCATTTTACTGAGAAGTAGCTCGGCCAGCTTACTTGATTTAAAAATAAAGGCATTTGAGGAAAATTTTCTTTAAAAAACTCATTCAATTCTCCTATATCTAAAATATTAAGTATAGAAATAGTAATACAAACATCTAATAACCAATGTTCTCTTCCTTTAGAATATTGAGCCCATTTATTCATATTATTATATACTTGATTCCAGTCTCCATGGTGCCTTATATAGTTAAATTTATCTTCTATGCCGTCAATACTAAAGCTAATATTTACAAATTTAAACTTATCAAGTATTTTAAAATATTCTTCCTTAAATATAGAACCGTTAGTATTAAAATGCAACCTTATATTTTTACTATATCCTAAGTTAATTAATTCTTTAAGAAATTCCCACTGTTTTTTAACTAAAAAAGGCTCACCTCCGTACATATCTATCATTTCTAATGTAGGAGCTACATCATATACTGATTCCCAAAATAAGCTATCATCGTCATAGCTCTTATACATAGTTTTTACGTACTTATCATACTCTTCATTACTTATATGAGGATAGTGAAGTTTTTTAGCTTCCTTATACCATTTAATACTAGCAGTTATACCGCACATCCTACAAGCAAAATTACAAGTATTACCTAAATTAAGTTCTAAGAACCTTACAGTGTTGGTACTTTCTCTAAAATCATAAGATTTATTATCTCTTATTCTTTTACTAGTTATACCAGCATCTTCTTCTTTCCAGCATCTACTACAACCTTTTGGTTTTTCACCTCTGCTAAACTGTTCTCTTAATTTAGATAAAGTAGGGCTATCAAAAGCCTTTAGTAATGACGTACTATTTACGTTTAAGTCTAAACCTTTATCGTCTTTATAATTTACGCTAGGATCAAAGTAACAGCAAGGTTGTATAGCACCGTTATTAGTAACTCTTAAACCACTCTCTATATGTACGCATCTTAAACTCATATTAATTCAGATTTAAGAACGTTAAATAATTCAGGAAAATAGTCTTGCATTTTTTCTTTTCTTACTTTATCTACTGCATTAGTAACTTTAAAAAAATTACTTAGTTCGTTATTATCAGGAGCGTTATAATACCTGCCGTGAAGATCATTATATATTTCCTTATGAACTAAATTTTTTATACTTTCTAATTTTTTCTGTCTAACCTTTTTAGGAATTACTGTAGCATTTTGATAAGCTGGTGCATGAACATGGTTCGGAATAATACGAGGAATTTTTCCTGTTCCTTCTAAATTATAAAGTCCTTCTTTTAATAAGTATTGACTTAGTTCTTCACAGTAAAGAAAATTATATGTGCTTATAGTTTGAGTAATAGTATAGTAAAAATTATAATTATTAAGAAAATTTTTTATATTATTTATAGTTAATTTAAAATTACTTAATTTTCTTATATAAGCATTTCTATCCCAAATATCGTCTAAACTAAAACTAATATATACTTTGCGAAAATTATTTAATTTATCTAATACTGGTATAAGTTTTTTAAAATTATAATTACCATTAGTAATATAAAAAATATCTATATCTTTAGCTAAATTATCTTTGACTAATTTTTCTAATAAATAAAAATGCTTATGAACCAAAAAAGGTTCTCCTCCACTTATATGTAACTGTCTAATATTAGGACTATTTTTAATAAGTCTATTATAAAACTCTGTATCTTCTACCCAGTCGTAATTAGTCCATTTACTTTTTTTAAGCTTATCAAAGTTACTAGGTAATGGTACCTTATCTTTGAGTTTATAATAATCATCTATCCAAGAGGTAGAAGACTCTGCATTACAAGAACGGCATTTTAAGTTACAGAAGTTACCTAATCTTAACTCTATATTAGATAGGTCAACTTCAATACTGCCGTCAGGTTTAGTTATTTCGTCAAAGTCAACATCGAATACTGAATCTCTAACTCTTTTAGATCTTCCTCCTGATTCTTCTACATCCCAACAAGTCTTACAAGCTAAAGGTTTTTTACCTTCAAGCATTTCTTTTCTAATAGTCTTATAACTGTCAGAGTTAACTATGCTTTCAATAGAATCGGTTGATACGTTTAAAACGTTTAAAGTTTCGTCTTTACCCACTAAAGCTTGAGAACCTAAATAACTATGATCTGCCACACAGCATATCGAGCAGTTTCCGTGAGGGTGTACACTTAAATGCTTCCATGGTAAATCACATATAAATCTTTGTTGTTCCACTAAATTGCTTTACTTTTACCTATACTGTTATACCAGTCTGAATAGTAAGGGTATATTTCTAGGAAGTTTTCATCTCTACCTTTATCAAGTTTATCAGTAAAGTTTTTTAACTGCTTATAAATCTTATCTACATTATCTTTAGGAGTTTCATCCATAAATTTAAAGATACTATCATATTTTTTAGCTAGCTCTTCTTTCTCTCTACCTTTAAATTTTTCTAAATGTTTATTATAAAGTATTCTAACTTTATTTTTTAACGATATAGGAAGTATATTAATATTATAGTAATACGGACTAGTTAAAATATTGTTAAGCTGAATATGAAATATATCTAATCCTAATTCTATCATTCTATCTATAAAAGTAGGTATGTGAAGTACATTCATTATACTAGTAGTACAACTCACATGAAAGTTTAATCCTTCATCTATACATTTTTTAATATTAGCTTCTACTTTAGGCCATTTAGTTCCTTTTCTTTTATATTCAGCTACTTCGTTTATACCATCTATAGACGCAAATATAGCTACGTTGGCATTATCTACCTTTCTAAATGGTTCCCAAAGTTTTAAGTTATCCCATTTTTTAAATTTTAAATATCCTAAATTAGTATTATATCTTATCCTTAAATCAGTATGACCTATTTCGATTAATTTTTCTAAAATATAATAATGTTCGTCCATTATTAAAGGTTCTCCTCCTGCAAAATAAATTTCTTCTACGTCCTCCATAAATTCATTAAGATAAAATTTAATATCTTTTTTACTATAATCATTTACGTTTATTATAGCTTTAGGAATATTACTACCTCCAAAGATTTTTATTTCATCTTCAAACCATTTTGAACTTAAATAAGAACCGCACATTCTACATTTAAAATTACAAAGATTAGAAAACCTAAAATCCCAGTATAAAAGTTCGAATCTTTCATTAGTACCGTCAGGCTTAGTCTGCTCTATAATATTAGGTATATGATGTTTATACCACCTATTAGATGAAGTTCTAGTACTATCTAAACCATTTTCTTCTTGCTGATAACATTTTCTACAATTATCATGCTTATTACCAAGAAGCATATCTCTTCTTATTTCTTTCATTCTAGGTACATTCCATAACTCCTCTAAAGTATTATCTTTCATATTACCTAACTCTTCTCTATAATCAGTTAGACAACAAGGATATACGTTACCATTAGGCCAAGTATTAAGATGTATCCAAGGTAGTATACAAAATGTAGGGCTAATTTTATCCCCTGGAGATTCTAGTTTAGTATTTGACATATTATATTGTATTAAACCAGTCATTAAACTCAACTGGCATAAATTTATCTATAGGTTTTTCTCGTCTACGTGCATATTGTACTGTAAAGTTTTTAAAGTCGTTTGCTTTATTTTCATAAGTATCTTGATCTTCGTACGATTTATCAACGTTCCTTAAATATACTAATAATCTATTGTAGTGATTTATTTCCCATTCATGCATCCATGGTTTAGATGGAATAAGAACTTTTTCTATATTATAAGCTAATTTATCCTTGACTTCCTGAGGTAAAATATTCATACTTTGGAATGAAGGAAATCTTAAAATATTAACAGACATATAAAGCATTTCTTTAGTTCTAGCTTTCTTTCTCCATTTTATTATTTTTTCTAAAAATTTATCAGTAGTCCATACACTTAACGCACTTAAAGTCATCATAACATGAACTGCTCTTATTTGAGGAGCTTTTAAAAGTTTAAGAATATTTCTTTCCCATATTTTCCAATCAAATCCATCTCTAACAAATTCTTGATTTTTACCAAATGCTTCCGCACTAGTATAGATATCAAAAGCTTTAAATTTTTTAGCTGATTCTATAAGAGTATTTAATCTATCTTCAGGCATTATTAAATTACTATTTACTGCGAAATCAAAATTATCGTTATTACACATTTCTAGTAGTTTCCAAAAAGATGGGGATCTAGCAGGCTCTCCTCCTGATACTCTTAGTTCCTGTAGGCCTCCTCTAATTGAAGGAAACCATTCGAAAAACTTTTTTATAAATTCATTATCTTCATTCTTATGACCAAAAGGCATTGCATGAGAACCATTATTAGCAAAAGTATGGCCTCCTTTTGTTTCCATACCCTTATAAGGACCATTTTTATTAATATCTCTAGCCCATGTAGAACTAAACTCAGCATTACAGTAACTACACGCTAGATTACATAAATTATCAAAAGCAAGTTCTACAGTTTTAGGAATAACGTTATGGTCCCAAGGCTTATCTTTAATCTTTACTATCTCATCAGTAGTATATCTATGAGATTGATAAACTCTATCACTATATACATCTTTTTTTCCTTTAGCAGCATCTTCTACTCTCCAACAGTACCCACATTCTTTAGGTCTAGTGCCTTCAAGCATTTCTTTTCTAGCAGTTTTTTTAAATTCTGTATTATGTAATGCTGATGGATTATTTTGTAGCTCCATTCTAGGAATATGATGGGCTAATGGGTGGTGACATGATGCTGTTCTACCGTTTCCTAACCATATAGATACATTATACCATTTAGCTGCGCAAAACGATGGAGAAATCGAATCGATTAATTTTTTAGTTTCTTCTAGGCTTCTTGACATAACTTATAAAATTCATTTAAATCAGGAAAAGCTTCTTCGAAAGAAGTTCCTCTCCTTTTATCGTATTCTTGCGTAAAATTAAAAAAATCTTTACGATTTAACTTTAGTTTATCACCACTGTCGGTATTATTATACATATGATCTACCAATCTATTTAACTGATCGATCTGTGAGTATGTTAAGCATTCATCTCTATCTAAACCTGAGTCAGGTTTACGTTCTTTTATAAGTTCATCTACTGATAATTTGAATCTATCTTTACTTTCATTATCTAAATTAGTTATAGCTAAAAACTCAGGATACCTTAAATAATTACTCATAAATTGTACTTTATCAAAGTTAACTGTTTTATTATGAATTTTTCTTAAACTTAATAAGTATCTTAAAAAATCACAGTAAGTACCTACACTGGTTAAATTTACTGTAGTCATATTAGCTACTAAAACGTTTTCAGTTTCATTTAATACTCTTTCAAAGTTCTTTTGCCATTTTTTGTAATTAGTACCGAATCTAATATATTCATTAGCTAAACCGGTTGCTTCACCGCTAGAGAAAATTTGTATTTCTTTTACTTTACCATCTAGTTCGTTAAGCTTATAGATTAACTTATCTATTAAAGCATCTGGGACTAATAAATTTGTATTGACGCAAAATACTAATTTAGGATTAGGATTTTCTATAACTTTATCTATAACTTTCCATACATCTTTAGACAGCAAAGGTTCTCCTCCAGTTAATCTTAAAGTATGTAGATTAGGAGCTAACTCAGGCCACCATTTCCAGAAAGCTTCTACATAAGGATTATCTTCACTATACTTGTAAGGCATTTTATTTTGTGACTTAAACCAATCTAAATTATTAAAGTTAGTAGAAGTAGGATAACCACCAAATTGTTCTATCTCTTGCATCCAAGAAGTTGATATATCTGGTGAACAGTAAGCACATTTTAGTTGGCATGCACTACTAAAGCTAATCTCAAGATAACTAGGTTCAATATCTGCAGATTTTTTTTCTACTATCTCTTCTAATTTAACTGTAGACATTTCATGAGCTGATTTATAAACTCTATCGCTTATGTAATCTTTTCCTAAGTCTTCTATCTTCCAACAGTATTCACATTCTGCCGGTCTTTCGCCTCTCAGCATTTTTCTCATTTGAGACTTCTTATGCTTAGTATTATGTAATGCTTTAGGATTTGCTAGTACTTCTTCTAATGGTATTTTATGAGGTGTAGGATGGTGGCAAGAGTGATTAAATCCTGTATGTAGATATAAAGTTAACTGTGCCCATTTAGCTATACAGAAGCTAGGGCTTATTTCATTTAACTTTTCTCTTATGGAATAATATTCTTGCATTAAAGTATTTTGCCTATGAGATTATAATTATTAGTATAGTCCCAAATTTGATAATCAGTTTTATTTTTAAAATCGTAAATTCCTACGCATGATAGATTTAATAATTCTTCAGTAGTATATTTTTTTAAATCTAAAAATTTTCTACTCACGAAAAATTGATCGATATCTAATTCGCTATAATTTAAATTAAAATTGTTATGAGGAAAATTACCTGAGCCGAATATTATATGAGAATCTTGAGATTGTAATAACTTTTCATTTTTATCAAAATTAATTTCAAATATAATTTTTTCATCTATACTTAAATCTAAAAAATTTTCTTTTTTATTATACCTAATGTAAAATCTATAAAAAGAATTTTTTAAACTGAAATTAGAAAATTCGTAATATGCTTTTTCTTTTCCTTCTTTTATAGTCTTACAAATAAATAAAACGTTATTATTTTCTTTTTCTATATCTAAACCTAAATAATTAGGTAATCTTGAAAAGATAGTTCGTTTATCGGGACCTTTTGATAGAAGTTTAAAGTTAATACCTATAGTAAAATCGTTATCACCTTGTAAAGATTTATTTAAATCGTCTTTACATAAACCGTGACTATATTTTTCAGGCCAAAGTATCCAAGGTTCACCTCTACTTATTATCATAATAAAATTCTTCTAACTCAGGAAACGTATTTAAAAAATTAGTACCTCTTCTTTTATCGTGTTCATCTACAAACTTAACTAAATTATTTCTTTCTAATTTTAATTTTTTAGAATCTATGTTAGATTTAGACCAATCATAAATTCTTTTCATTTTATTGATCTCTATAGTAGTAAATCCTAATTGATTGAAATTAAAGACTGGAGAGCTTTTAAAGTACATAAGTTCAGCATTCGATCTTATAAGTTCTTTATGGTTACTCTCTAATAATTGTACTGTCTGATGATGAGGATACCTTAAGTATGATGTATCTAAATGTATAGCATGCTTCCAATATCTATAGTCGTTTGCATATTCTTTCTTTAATTTATATACTCCTTCAATTAATTTATTATAAGTAAATGGAGAAAACATATTATAAGTAGACATTAATACTACTGTAACACTTGGTAGCTTATCAAGTAAAGTATTGACGTTATCCCAAAATTTATTAAATACTAATCCGTTACGTATATATTCAGCTTGTTCTCCCCAACCATCTACTGAGGTAAATATTATAAACTCTTTAACTCTTTCTTGTTCTATAATTTTACTTACTTTTTCTACAAACCTATCAAATAAATTATCGGGTATACCTAAATTTGTATTTACTGATAGTTTAAGATTGCGATTAGGTTCAGGAGATTCTATGATAAAATCTAACAATTTCCAAGTATCTTTAGACAGTAAAGGCTCTCCTCCAGTAATCCTAAAAGTATCTAAATCAGTATATAGTTCAGGCCACCATCTCCAAAAGGCTTCTACATATGGATTATATTCTGATTGTAAATAAGGTATATGACCTTTTTCTTCTAGAGTATCTAATCTACCGAATTTATCATCAGTTGGGTAAGGACCTTTAGATCTTACTTCATCCATCCATTTAGAAGAAAATAAAGGACCACAATAAGAGCATTTAAAATTACAAGTATTAGAAAAAGATACTTCTACGTACTTAGGATTATAATCGGTATTCCATGGTTTAGATACTATATCGTCAAAATGATTCATAGACCATGGCTCAGATGATTTGAGAACTCTATCTGAAAATCTATCTGAGTTATCTTCTACGTTCCAACAGTAATCGCACTCTTTAGGTCTTTTGCCCTTAAGCATAGCCATTCTCTGTCTTTTCTTATGACGGGTATTATGTAACGCAGTAGGATTATGTTCTATTTCTCTTAATGGTATTTTATGAGGAGCTGGGTGGTGACAGGAATGGGTAAGTCCATTATGTAGGTGCATAGTAACCTGACTCCATTTAGCCAAGCAAAAACCACAACCTACGTTGTCAAGTTTATTTTTAACATCTTTGAATGCTACAGGTAGCTTCATAATTTTATATTAAGCATCTTAGCCCAAGGAGTAAAGATTTGTTCTCCTACTAACTCATATTTAAGTTGTTTAATACCATCTTCTTTATAGTTAATTTCATTTTGTTGCATCTTAAGGACATACCTTCTTTCATTAGCTGCTGTGGTTTCACCTTTTGCAAATACTCCATCAACTATACCTTCATCTTTATGAGGTAAACATCTCATTCTACCTTCAACTCTATGAGGTATAATTGAATTAGGTATTTTAAGAGTATCTTCTTTAATATCTACATTATAAGTATCTAACTTAGTTATAGGTTTATTAGCATTATAATTAATAGCTAATCCTTTTTTAGGTAGGTCATGATGTAAATTTCTTACCTCTGATATATTTAGAGCTCTATTCCAAGCATATACTCTTGCAATATCACCTTTGAAAAATTTATATGAACTATTTTCAGATTGTGAAGGTGATGTACCTAAATAGATACTATTAGTACCATATTTTTTCAACTTACCAGTAAACCTAAAAGGAGAAGGGCTACCAAAACCTCCTTTTGAATCAACCTCAGTCCCGTTTAAATATAAATGAGATAAATGTCTTTCTTCATTTAATACTGCAGTTAACCAGCTCCATTGGTTATCGTATCTCTTGAGCCACATATAATTATGTTTATTAAAAGAGTTCCAATAAGTTAAAGTTAATGCCCTAGAATTATTAAATGAAAATCCATAATCATAACCAGGTATTCTTAAAATAGGGTACTCTACATATGCTCTTTTTTTGTCTCCTATAAGATATATTTTATTTTTATCTAAAGTATGGTATGCTCTAACTAATACTGATATAGTATGAGACTTAGCAGTCAAATTAAGTAATTTATTATCAAAGGGAAATTTTGCATATGAATCAATACCATTAAAAGCTAAATACTTTTGCTCAATAGGTTCAATATCTAACCACGTATCGTTAGTCAAACCTTCTTTATGGCATCTCCAAAAGAGATCATCATCTTCCATACCCCAGTCCCAATAATCGTTAGAGTAACCGTTTGTAGCTTCTACCTGTTCTTTAGTAAATAAAACTGCTCCACCAAAATATTCATGATACTTTAACTGCCAGCCCATCTGTTCGATTTTAGTAGCTATATGTCTTGGTGCTTTATCTGGGTAGGAGTAGTCAGCTCCTCCGCCTTCTTCCGGAATCATATCTATATCATGCCATACTATATAATCACAGCCATCTTCAAATGCATGCTTTGCAGCTATATTTTTAGTTGCACCTCTATTAAACAGTTTATCGTCTACTTGATGAACTATATAAATTTGAAAATCTATATTACGATTTTTTAAATATTTCCCAACTTTAGGAATAAATTCATGCATATGCAATTCTCTATTTCTATAGGGTACACAAACTCCTAACTTATGTTTCATTATTTAACTAATATATGGTGGTAGTTATCTATCGAATCTCTACTTATAACTCTATATGAACAAGTAGTTAGTCCGTCTTTTTGATATCCTGTACCTGATTTATAGTAACTATCTAAGTATTTAAGTTGATTATCTCTACTAGTCCAACTAATCCAATAACCATCTTTATACCCATTTTCTTTATGATATAGCACCTCAAATTTACCTTCTCTTCTATATGGAATAGGCTTTTTAAAATCTGGAGTTTTATAAACGTTTACTTGTTCGCAATTTACTATAGTACCGTTAACTGATTTCTTTAAATCTAATAGCTCACCATAATCTACAAATTTGCAATCGTAATAAGAAGATAAACTTGGACCTGATTCTAATCCGAATAAACTCTTATGAGTATTATTTCCTAATTGAGCACATTCTCTTTCAGTTAAATCAGTATTATATGTAGCAAACGTATCTATAGTTCCTTTAAACCAGTTATTTTTTTCCTCTCTATCGGGATCACCAACTCCTAAATATAAATATTTTGAATCCCTTAAGTTAGACATTTTATCAAATGCGCTTTCACCTACTAACTCTCCGTTAATATATAACTTAACTACATTTTGATAACGAGTTTTGCTTTTAACTGTAATAATAGCATTGTATTTACCTGCTCTTAATGCTTTAGTAGATATAGCCATAGACTCTAAAGTCTTACTCCAAAATTGAAAAGTCAAATCGAAGAATGAATTTACGGTTAAAGTAGTATCGAATCCTGGTATACTGAATATAGAGTTATAGTCGTTTATCTCATACTTAGAAATATTAATTTCGTCGTAACTAAAAGATACAAATATAGAAAAATTTCTAGATGCATTTAATTTATTAGGAATAGCTACATAACTATCTTCTCCGTTAAATTCTAATGCAATAGCAGATTTTGCTTTCTGTACTACCATATTACCATCTAAAGCTATATGATTTTCTAAACAACGTAGAAGTAAATTATCATCTTCGAATCCCCAACCTTGGTATAAATTAGTATATCCGTTTATTTGTCTAAATATATCAGCAGGAAATAAAGTAACTCCACCGAAATATTCATCAAAAAGAGTTCTTGATACTCCACTAGGTAAATCTAAATCAGTAATTAGATGTAAAGGTTTATCAGAGTAGCTATAATCGGCCTCGATAGGTAGCATATCAATATCGTGAAATACTACATAATCACAACCTAATTTTTCGGCCTCTTTAAATCCTATATTTAAAAGCCAACCTCTATTAAATTTTTTATTACCTTGTTGATCAACTATAATTAACTCATAATCTATATCAGTAATATATTCCTTTATACTCTGTCTAAATTTAGCTAATTGTTCTGGTCTATTTCTATAAGGTACAATTATACCTAATTTATGCATTTTTCTTAGACTTACTTGGTTTTACTTCATCTATGTACTTTTCTTTCCATAAACTAAGGTACCAAGCTATTCTATCGCTCCATCCTTCTTTATCTACTTCTTCAAACCACATAGTTAAAGTATCTAACGATACAGCTATTTTTTCTAAAGCTCTAACTTTACGTTGCTCTAAAACTAAATCTTCAGCTTTCTTATCAGTTTTACTCATATTTTAATTATTTTATCTTTAAGTAACGACCATTCGGTATAATCGTTATAATTAATATAAGAAAATTCTTTAAGATTTTCAACTAAATATTCAGGATTTTTTATATCAATTCTAAAACCTGAGTCTTTTATACCTTCGTACATAACTCTATATTCATCGGAAAAAGAATAGTCTTTTTTATTATCTGCTACTTTTTTTATTCTATCCACACAACTACTATCCCATTTAAAATGATGCACTTGAGTAAATATTTCATTTACTGGCATCCTTCTAGCATGACCAGTTCCCCAACTGTTAGTACCATCGTCAAAAGTAGCATAGTGCTGACCAGGAGTAACATTTTGGTGTCCTTTCATAAGAGTAACTTTATTCGGACATGCTCCTGACATAGGGTACCTAAAAAATCCAGCTAATGGAAAAGCTTTATGAATATTTGTATCTCTAGTTACTTCGGGGAAAGTACCATCTTTACCTATACGATCTAAGAACCCCCCTGTAACAAAGTCATATCCATATCTCTCACAATTCTCTATTATGTCTTCAATAGGCTCTGGGTATACCTGTAGTTCATCATCATCAGCTACTATCCACCAGTCATTTGGTTTAGTTTTCTTTACTGTGTTATATATTTCAGTAACTCTATTCCAGTTATACTTGTCTTCGGTGAAAACCATAAAAGGTTTAATACCTAGCTCTTCTATTTCTTCTAGTATACCATCATCTTTACCTTGTCTATAAACTGCTATATAAGCTTTATCTATTTTATCTTCATAATGTTTTAACATATGTGGGAGAATATGTGTATTCTCTCCTACTACTGTAACTAAATTAGGCATGTCTTAAAATTGTTAATCCTGTTGAACTTGGTTTTGAAGGAAAAACTCCTTCATTAAAAAAATCGAATCTTTGCCATTTATCTGATATTTCTTCTATAAACTTAGAAGGTCCTTCAGCAAATTTTTGATATTTTTTTTGCTCTTTTAAATCTTTAGATACTATATAATTTTTAGAATAATTTTTATCAGTATCGTGTATAGAGATAATACCGTTTTCTGAAATAATATTAGAATATAATTCAAAATCTTTTTTTACTCCATCATATGAATGATCTGCGTCAATGTGTAAATAATCAATTTTAATATCTTCTTTGATAAAAAAATTATAATAAGCATTTTCAGTAGTATCGTTAATAAATCTAGGATAAAATTTAGATCTAAAAAATGAAGCTTCTTCTAAATAATCAACTTCTCCTCCTACTCCATTAGTAGCATCAACTAAAAAGGTAGAACCTATATCACCCCAATTAAATTCTTTCTTACCTTCGAATATACCTGAATCGTGTAGATCTAATCTTGCTTGAGTCATTATACGGGGAATAAAACCTCCTCCTGAACCTAAGCATACACAGACCTTCGCTCTCATATAATGAATAATAGAGTATATAAGTAGTCCATCCCCTAAAGAATATTCGGTAGCACCGTGCGTCCACCTGTAAGGAACAGAGTCATATTGAGTTCTTACCTTGCCGTTATGTTCTAACTGTTCTTTTTGGTTATTGGTAATAAACTCTCTTATAAAGTTAAGATTTAAGATCATTTATAGGTTCTAAATTTATAACTTTCTTTTGTTTGATAATATTTTTTAACGTAGTATATTCAATACTTGATTCGTCTTTTCTTATATCTGGTTTATCCATCCAGTAGTGTCTAAAATATTTATAAACTTCATTTTTTGGTATTAAACCTTTATCATAAGATACGAATTTTTTTTCATTCGACATAAATATTTCTTGCATTAATGTATCGTAAGAAACATTATGATAATCTAATAGATACTTAAGAGATAACTGTTCAGCAAAAATTAAAAACTTTGAATTAGGTACTTTTAAATCAGTAAATCTAGTCATTAACTGTAAAGCAAATTCAGCATAATTATTAGTAAATTTATAATCAGGAAAATAACAAAAACAACAATTTATTGCATAAGGCTGCGGCCTTGGTATCATATCAGTTATTTCCCCTATAAATGGATCACTAGCAGTAGGGTAGTATCTAGTTCCATCTTCTTCGTGAGCAAAAATAGTCTTAGTATTTAGATACTTACTTAAATTATTATAAACTAAAAAGTCATGATCCATAATTACTACTGGTTCTTTTACACTTCTTAGTACTTGAGCTTTACTAGAAGCCCAAAAAATATTTTTATTAATAAATTTATTCTTAGGAAGTAATATAACTTCATCCCAAACACTTAGTGCGTTCAAGTTATCTAAAAAAGCTTTAGTTAGATCATCACAATGTAAAGTAGTAGTATGTTCAGGATGATGTTTTTTCCATTGTATAGCAGAACTAAGTAGTAACAGAGTATCTAGCTTGGAATAAAAAAAGTCTTTTTCACTTATATTTTCATAAACCCATATTATCTTCAAAACCTTTATTAACTATTAAGTAAATTCAGCGTAAAATACTGTAGTTGATGTTTGTGTAGAAGCATTAAGAGTAAGTACTTCTCCTGTTTGTATCTCAGTACCACTTGCTCCTCCCGCTCTCCATCTTACAAACGTTTTAGGATATGCAGCAGTTTCGTCTGCTGTTAATGTTAAGTCGTTTAAATCTAAATTTACATTTTTAAGTGTAGTAGTACTATTTACATCGCTGAGTGTATAACTACCTGCAGCTACATCTACAAAACCTCCTGAAGAAACTTGAACTTGACCGTAGAACCAATTATTATTATAAATTTCACTAGCCGATGTAGGGTTACTGTTAGCTGGTGAAGCATCTGCTAATGCATTGTTCATAGTTACATTAGAATCTGAGCCTATATTGTTAGCCCAAGTGTCAAATGAACTGAATGATATGTTGGTTGTTCCGTAAGTGTGTACTGCCATTTTATCCGTTTAAAATTTTACTTTTAGGAAATAACTTAGAAAGTTCATTTTTTAAAATTTCGTAACTATAAATAGTTAAATTATCTATAATTGAATAATCTATTACTTTTTTAACTTCTTTTTTAACTCCAACTTGAACTTGTTTTTCTTCTTCTACTGTTCTATAAAGAGTGACTTCGTCTCCATTTTCATCAAAGCTTATATAAGGTACTTCAACGGCAACTTTTTTCTTTTTCATGATAGGTATTTCAACCTCTTCTTCTTTTACCATTTCGAAAGTATATAAATTTTCTATATCTAAATGTTTACCTTTACTTCGCTCATTTTCATAATATATAACTTTAGAAGATACAATACCTACTGCATTTCTAAATTTATCATCAGCATACTTTCTATTAAACTTTTTAGCATAATTAGAATTTAGCCACGATGTTGTAGTAAATGTAACTATATTAGTTGATCTATTGATCTTCCAATTTTCTATTCTTATATATAACTCTGAAGTAGGACCTGATGAGGTTTCTAAATCTGCATTTATTTGGTAACCCATTTTTATTTATTTAATTTATCTACTTTTTTAGATAGTTCTTTTACTGCTTGTATTAATACTGCAGTTAATTTTTTATAATCAACTGCTAAATATCCGTTATCTCTTTCTTCAACTAGTTCAGGATACTGTTCTTTTACTTCTTGAGCAATTACTCCAATATCATGACCTTCGTGAGAATGAATTGTTGCTTTTTCTTCGGCAGATAATGTCTTCCAATCGAATGATACACCTCTAAGATTATTTACTTTATCTAAGGCATTATCTAATTCTATAATATTTTCTTTTAATCTTTCATCTGAAGAATAGTACGCTGTAATATCATTTGTAGCTCTAATTTCTCCTCCAGTACCTGAAGGTGCAGTTCCTACGCCTAAACAGTGCGACTTTAAGTGGCTTGTAAATTCACTAGTTCCTGCTCCTGAGATTTTTAGTAATCCACTACCTGATATATTACCGCTAGCTGTTACTGTAGAACCGGATATAGCAGAAAATTGTACATTGTCTGCTAAACCTACTCCTATTGAAGTACGTAACGTAGCACCACTTTCGGCAACCGGATCAGTTGTTCCGTCTCCTACAATCATTTCACCGTCCCCTAGTACCGCCATAGCAGTTATAGCTCCTGTACCTGATCCTAATAATACTCCACCGTCAGTCAAAGAAGAAGCACCTGTACCTCCGTCAGTAACTGGTACATCTGTACCGCCAGCTCTGTAGACTAAATTACCTTCTACATTTATATCTCCTGCGCTTGCTCTTGTAAGTGTAGTATCTGAAGCATGTCCTACGTTAACTCCAGCAAATTGTGGACTGTCAGAAGTTTGTACGTCCTGATCCATAGCATATAACTCATTAGCTCCTTGTCCTGTATTAAGAGTAGCTGCTGCTATTGCCCCAGTAGTCGTTATAGTATTATCATCCATATCAAGAGGCTTATTCATATTCCATTTAGTACCTGAATGTGAATAA